TAACAAGAGCAGCCAGTCAGGTACTCGAAGTAACAGAGATAGAAAGAGAAATCGAAACTACCTCTACTACGGTATCATTATCAGTATTCTCACAATAGGAGTTCCAGCATATGCTGAAGAGGGAGAAACCAACAATGTATCAAATCCTGTGGCGGCAGCTACTGGAAATGTTACAAATCAAGCCGTACAATTCCAAAACAATGGGGCTCCGAGCCGTCAAGTCCTCGGGCCGAACATATCTTGTAACGGTGCAACAATGACTTTTAGCCCATTTTATATGGGCAATCATACCACTCCTTATGATGATGAAATGAACCAGCAAAGCTATACTGTAGCTGAGAACTGGGGAGCTCAATTAAATTTTATGGTTCCCCTAGATGGTTCATTGATTGAACGTTGTAAAGCTATTGGAGCTAGACAGCAAGCTAAAATGGAACTCGATTATGAATTAGTTAGAGTTCTTAAATGTGCTGAACTACAACAAAAAGGATTTATGTTGAGACCTGGTACTAGAGTATACCATATGTGTCAGGATGTAATTCCTATATCTGCATTTAAAGCAGAAGTTGCTAAAGTTCAAACAAAAATACAGAAACAACAATGTCAACCTATTGAAGAATTTAGATTCCCATGGCAGAAGAAAAGACTGAAGTGTCTACCAAACCTAAAGCAAAAAAGGTAGAACCAAAAGTTGATCCTAAAGAATTAAAAAGAAGATCATCAACTAAAGCTACACGTAGCACCCTAGACAAATTTTAACCCCCTAAAACAATGGTATTATTAATCAAGCCCATCCTATTCGCCTTCTTGAAATCAGATTCAGTTAAGCAATTAGTAGTAGATTTACTTACTGCTTATGTAAAACGTACTGATAACAAGCTTGATGATAAGGCATTAGAAATTGTAAAAGAAAAACTATTCTCTTAATATTATGACAGCTGGACAATCAAATGTTAGTAAACATAGATCTACTACTCCAGTAGCATGGTCCCCTGCGCCTCCAAAGAAAAAGAAAAAGAAAACTGAATCTCTAATTGAAAGATTAAAAAGGCAGAAAGAAGAGAAAGAAAAACTTATTGATATGATGTAATGGCAAAGAAAGCAGCAGAAGAGAAGTTTAATGAGTTACATAACCTCGTCACTGTTGAATTCCTGAAAAGGGTCAAGAGTGGTGAGGCTACTACTCAAGACTTAAAAGCCGCATGTGATTGGCTTAAAACAAATGATATAACAGGTATTGCTTATGATGGTAATCCTCTAGATAAATTAACTAAAATCCTGCCCACAGTTGATCCAGAACTCGTTAAGAGGAGAATGTATGGCACCAAAACGAGCGTCTAAACCAGGTAAAACTTCTCGGTACTATCAATCAGCTAAAGGCCGGAAGTCCTACGAGAAACAGAAAAAGAAACAAAAGAAGATTAATAGTACCCCTGCTAAAAAGCGATACCGTAAAACACTTGCACGTAAGCGCCGAGAGTTAGGTATTATGGGTAAAGGTGGTAAGGATGTTAGTCATAAGAAAAACCGTCTTTCATTAGAAATACCTAAGAAAAATCGTGCGAGAGGAGGCGCAAAACGTAAGTAATGACACCAAAATGGGAAAAGGATTTCAATGCTCAATTTACCAAAAATAATGGAGTCATTGTCGAAAAATCCAGTGGATTACAAATCACGAATAAAGAATACATAAGACGATACAGAGAAGCTCGGAACAATTACCAGACTAATAAAGGTTTCTGGAGTTCTCCACAGAATAGGAATAAAGGTGTTAATGAAAAACACTGGTGGAAATCACCATGGATAATCAATCAGATGTTAAACTCTGATATTGTAGATCCTAATAATCCTAATAGATATTTAACTATTCATCAATTAAAGAAATTAGAAAGAAAACAAAGGATAGAAGAGTTAGAAATAGGAATTGCACAAGCAAAAATGGAGACCTGGAATGAGAGGTCTTATCAGAAAGGTGGTGTCAATGAAAAACATTTTATAGGAAAGGATGGTCATATATTTATTTATGATGCTAATGGCAAAAGACATAAAACTTATCCTAATGATGCTTTAGGACATTATAATAAAACAATAGCTGCTAGAAAAAAAGGTGGAGATTATATAATAGGAGCTGAGGAAGCTAAAGTACGTACTAATAATAACCAATCTCCTAATCCTAATCCAAATCAAGATCTACCTAAGACTGTAAAAGAATATTCATCAAGAGCTGAAAGGAATCAAAACAACCAGTCATTAAAGATTAATAATAAAGTAGAAGTACAAGAAGAAAACGGTAGTAAAACTGATTATACAGCTAAATATAAGCAGATTGGTAATCTAATGATTAATCCTGGTGGTCTTGTTGGTCGAAATGCTGATGTACGAAGATCAGATGGACGTTCTACCACACTATCTATAGCTCAAGCTGACTTTGGAAGGATTAAGAAAGGACAACGACTTGGTGTTATGAGTACACGTGAACGGGAATTATATGATAGAGATGTTCTTGGAATAGGTTGATATCATGACTTCAAGTACAATACAAGATGCTATCAATGAAACTGATACTCAATTCAATGATGATCCGCAAGAAGTACTTAGAAATAACCTAAATAGTCAGATTAATTATACAGGTCATGCTGCAGGACTTACTACTGAAGTAGCTGCTGGTTTAGCCTTAGATGCTAAAACTCAATGGATGTTAGGTGCTGGCCCTTGGGGCTGGTTAGGTTATGGAGCTATAAATGCTGCTGGTGGAGCCACTGCTAATATTGCAGCACAGAAACTACGAGGTGAAGAAGAACTTAACTGGGGAGAAGTTATATCTTCTGGTCTTTTAGGTATTATCCCATTCACTAGTCTTAGATTTGGTAAAAAAGCAACTAAGCTGATAGGTAGACCTGGTACATTCCAAAGAGCTGCTATCGGTGGTGCTGGTATGGGAGCTTCTGATAGATTCATTCAATCCGGTTTTAATGAAGGAGAACTTCCATCTGCAGGTGAAGTAGCTACAGGTGCTCTTGCTGGAGGAGTATTTGGTGGTGGCTTCCAACAAGGCGGTAAACTTATTGTTACTAAACACTTAAAAAACCAAATAATAAAAGCTCAGAATGAAGGTGACACAGAAAGGCTAGCAAAATTAGTATTTAATTTTAGAAAAGCTCAGAATACTTCACCTGAATTAGATGAGTTCGTTAGTTATGAAGACTACATTACACGGAGAAGTGTAATAAAAAATAAGCTGACTAAGAGTATAGACGGTCAGGGTGAACTTAACTTACCTGATCCAAATCAACCTATTTTTAAAGGTAGGTTTGAGAATGTTAATGAATTAGACCGTGCAGAAGCTGCTTTAGTACAAAATCGTAGAGGAACTGTAAGAGGAAAAGGATTCCAGCAATTTGCTAAAGAATCTACTGAAGATATGAAACGAGTTTATAGAGCAATGGCATCTGGTGAGCTAAACGCTCATCATAGTAATATATTAAAGTCGGGTATATCTTTACATGAAGGCAGAGATGAGGTTGAAAGTATGCTTATTGAAACCTGGTTAGTTGAAGATGGTATTTTTTCAGGAGATAATCCTTTTAATAATCATAATATACCTGAACAAGTTCACGGTCTTACCCATAAATGGTTGAATGAAAGAGTAGGGAAAGAGTATCTAACAAAACTTATAGGTCCAGTAGGGTCTCCACTAAGAAGACGTTGGGAACAATTACCTATAGATCATCCAGATGTAAAGAGTGTAGTCAAACAGTATGCTGCTTATGTTAATGGTGCAACACAACGAACTGCTGAACTAATGAGAGCTTATAATGCAATATGGGGTAATGTATCTAAAATATCTGAAGACTCTTTAGATATAATATATAAAAGATTAGGTATTAATGAATTAGAATACGATCAATTAACCAAACCTGGCTTATCTAAAAAGGATGCTCGTTTCTATAATCAAGCTTACGGTCGGGAAAAGTTTAGAATTACATGGGCTGATGGTAAGAATGAATCAATTCGTGAAAGATTATACCGAGAAGTTTCTGAAGATCCGAAATTACTAGCTCAAATTGATGCTCTACATGAGCCACAACCTAAAGTACAAGACTTTTCTAATGAACCTGATTCACCTGTTGAACGTCCTTTAATTCTCCAAGAAAGAGAACGTTGGCAAGAGGAATTAGATGATTTATACGCAGATAGAAGAAAGAGAAGACTTAATAAAGGCGAGAAAGACAGAGTAAAAGCATTAGAAGAACTACTGCATTACGGTAGAAAGAATCCCTTATTTAACCTACTAAATAAAAAATAACTATGGCATACGGAAAAGGCGGTTCTCCTGGAACCCCAACCCCTGATTGGGACAAAAATTGGCCTCCTAAGGCACCACAGAAACCTAAAC